GTGTGATCTGCTGCTGTAACATGTATTGTTGCGTTCCCGGTGTGAGCTGACAACTCTGTGGCCGTGCTTCCTGGTGCCTTGCTGTCCCATTCTGCTTTCTTTGCTATGGTTACGTGAATATTAGCATCAGATATATGATTGGTATAAGTCGTTTTCTCGCTTGGAGTAACGTGGACTGTGTTATCTGCCTTATGCGTATTAATTGACGTTTGAGCAGCCCCTGCTGCACTCGCCGCAGCGGTTATACTTGTATCCCTTTGAGACAGTTGAGCATCTACATATGTTTTTGTTGCAGCATCCTGACCGGCTAGATCCGCTGGTACAACACCACCATCAATATATTGTTGCGCTATTTTCTGAGAAGCCTGACTCATCACCACACCCCCATGACATCTTCAATAACAGGGTAATCCGGGGTTTCGTCATTCACCCTCTGGAACTCTTCAATCATCCCGTTATATTTTGCTGTGTAATTGTTAATCATCGCCGTGTCCTGAAAAGACTCGCATATCTGTGCCAGGGCGCCGTACACCAGCAACATGTGAAAGTCTTGATCAAACTCCGGTACCGCATTTAAATTGGACTCATTCAGCTGCACAGGACGTTTGTAGTAGAACAGTGTCAAACTATTTTCAGAATCTTTGTCCGGCGTTGGGTAGATCCCTAACCCCTTATCCCCGATGAAGTAATAGAACGACCCTGTGTTAGAGTTTTTCTTGCTGTCCTGGTACGAATATTCCACACCATTAACAACTACATCACAAAGGCTACTGCGCGGGAATGGCAACGTGTAAGCGAAGATACCTTTTCTCAAGTGATAGATAGCTGCCGTTCTCACCTGAAACGTGGTACGGAACAACTCATTCTGGATCTGGTTAATCTTGCGGATTACGCTGTCATTGGACAAGCCATGCGGGTACTTTTCGGCGATTTCATTCAATATTTCTTGTAATGTCACTCTGCTCACCCCTCATTAAGACAAAAAAGCCCCTTGAAGGGGCCTATGTCACATTACTTTGACTTCTGTTTTGGTGCTATCGTCAATGCGTTGATTTACTGCACGAGTACGTGCGTATGAATCTTTCCAAATCTTCGCAATAGCTTCCGGCACCTCTGTTTCTACACCTCTCGGCACGGTATAAACGACACCATTAAATCCGATAGGGACCACGCGGTCACCCGGGTTTTGCGGATCGTCCGGGATAATGATGCTTACTTTCGGCATTGCTTTAAGTTGTTGTGCTGCGCTTTTCTCCGCATATGCTGCTTCTTTCTGTTTCCCTAAATCCATTTCTGCTTGCTTAGCCATGTCAGGCCCTCCTTAAAATTAAAAGGGAGCCCGCAGGCCCCCTCAAAAAATTGATATTAAACTGTTGCGCCGGACTCGTAACGAAGGATCGCCAGCTCTTGCAGACGAACCACCGTGAACGCACACTTCCATGCAACTGTATTGAATTGGTTCAACGGGTCACCACCACCAGCAGAACCGGCTGGATGAACGATGATGTCAGGCTTCACGCTACCCTCGATGTCCGGAATACCGTAAGCACCACGGCCAAGGAAGATCGTGCCGTATACGTCAGCACCTTCAGCGCCTGCGTCCTCGAATTTAACGCCCGTGGACACTTCGTAGAAGTAGACGCCGTACAGTTTACCGATAGCACCGTCCCGGAAATCAGACGTTGCGTTTCCTACGTTCGCCTGTCTCCACTCTTCCGTTTGAATCAAGTCTGCTGCTACGTCTGGATGAATCAAAGCTACATAACCCATGCCGCCACTTGGCAAGCGAATTTCTTTCACCTTGTTACGTATCAAAGCACGGCGCGCTCTGATAATGTCCAGAACTGTGATTTTGTCCCCTGCGCCCACCGTTGCACGACCTGTTTTGTTGTTGGCATACAGCACGTTTGTACCGGCTGCCAGCATGTCACGGACAATGGTATCAATGGATTCACCAGCATTCTCGCCCATCAGCTCGGCTACTTCCGTCATCAAAGGGTCAAAGCCAGTCAAGTTGATGAACTCGGAAATCTTCGTCCAGTTACCGTATTCTTTGACCGTTGCGTTGATCGGTGTAATGTCCAGGTTTACGCCGTCTGGTGTCACGCCCTCGGTCAAAGCTGTGGTTACTACGTTCAGGCTGTTCAGACGGCGGAAGTTGGTTGTTGCACCCTTACGTTTCGGGATGTTCTTCTTTTCGCCGAACTTGGTCCATACCAGTTCCGGTGTCAAGCGTTCAAGCATTGCATCCTGATAATATGTGTGTTGCTCAGCTGTCAGAGCGTTCACGCCAGTTGTTGCATTATAACCTTGTACTTGTGTTGCCATGAATAATCATCTCCTTAGGTTTGACCGGACTTTACTCGCTCACGGAATGCCTTGCGCTCAGCTGCGGACATGCCTGCGTATCCTGCGGCTTGATCCGGTGCATCTGCTCCAAGTGCTCCCGTGGCGGTCTCGGCGTTTTGTTGGATATTTCGAATGGTTTCTTGCCTTGCTTGTTGTGCAGCTGAATTCATGCGGTCCTCATAGGTTGCGATCTTATACGCATCCTCAAGGGAATAACCTCGGTTTCCTGCTAAGTCGAACACTTGCTTTTTATACTGATCAAAGTCAGGATAACGGGAAGATAATGTCTGTATCTCAGCTTCAATCTTCCGCAATTGCTCCTGTTCTTCGATTTGTTGAAGCTTTTGCTCATATTCGGTGAGCTTCTGCTTCATAGGCTGCATGTGCTCACGGATTACATCCTCTGGTACGCCCATCTTCTCGGCTTCCTGTTGGATTAATCGGTCTTGTTCGGCCTGTTCCAGTGCTGTCATATAATCATCGTGATTATCGAAACCGTAATACTTTGCAGTACGGTCAAGCATCTGTTGGTAACGATCGGCTTCTTTTGCTTTCGTGCCATACTCTTGCTCTAACTGCGCCCGAATCTGTTCCTCACGCGCTTTAAGAGCTTTAGCAAATCCTTTTTCATCGTTCTGAGCGGCGACCTCAGACTGTTCAACGCCCGAATTATCTACTTGCTCGGATGATTGCGTTTCTACCTGTGTTTCTGTTTCCTGTACCTCGGCGGCAGGTACCTCTTCAACGCCCGTATTTTCCATTTGCACTTGATCTTCCACGGTAATTCCTCCTTGTTATGCGGCGACCATAACGATTCAACGCCCGATTTTGTATATAAAAAGGGCCCAAGGATTCTCACCCTGAGCCCGGATTGCTATTTATTTCTTTTGTTGCTTTTGTTCTTTCTGTTCCTTCTCCTGCTTCGGTGCTTCAATGCTATCCTTTAGGTTGTCCAGTATTCCCGGCACCCTGTCAGCACCCGGCAAGCCGTACACTGTAGCCGCCACACTGAATGCGTTGGTCATATCCTCGTCATCAGTCAGCGCCTTAACCGTGAAGCTGTTGTAATTCAGCGGTTCGCCCCAGTTATCACCCGGAGCAATGGTACGCGTGACATCCCCGGCTTTGACTTCGATATCCTCCGTGCCTTCGTTCGCCACATACAAGTGATTTTGCTGTGTATCAAACGAAAACGTTCGGCCCTTGCTCGGGGCAGTATCAGTAAACTGAATCATCTGATCACCGTTTGTCTGTCCTTCCGGCTCAATATTGACCTTCGTCATCCCAAAAACCTCCTTTAATGTAATTTATAGGACACAAGTTATTACCCAATTGCTTGCTGTTGTATCGGAATCGGCGGCAATTGTTGCTGCATTTGCGGCATAAATAATTGCTGAATCATACCTAATTGTTGTTCTGGCGGCATCGCGTTAAATTCTGCTTGATGTTCTGGCGGGAGTTGAGAGATGAACTGTTCAATGATACCGATAATTCCCTTCTGTTTTTCCATTTCATCAAGCAAACGGTCACGATAAGGAACCACTGTTTTAGGCGCATATCGAAGGTATTGTTCATAAGTAATGTCACCCCTTGCCCTAGCTTCTTGCAAGCTAGAAAGCACCAAGGATTCGCTGTAAGTGGACGATGGTCCGACATCTATCTTCAAGTCGAATTCAACGTCTTGGTATGCTGCACCATGGAACTCTTCTGCGTATTCCTCGCCTTCGTTATCTTTCAAGATCACTTGACGCGGTAGGTTGTACTTAACCTTCCAGAAGTCCTCCCATATTCGACCGATGTCCTCAACGAGACTGTAGAATCTGCGTTTGATAGACTCAATCGGTATGGCTGCAGCTTTCTGCAGGAGCATAATCGCTGTCGCATTAAGATCAGCAGATGGTGCAGAACCCGTTGCGGCTTCGTCAGCTCCGGTCATTTGCCGGGTATACGCCAAAATAGCCTCGACCAGATTTGCAGCCGAAGCACTAATATTACCGGGATTAAGGTACTTCACACCGTCTCCCTGTCCTGGTGCCATTCGATCCTCGATCATCTCACCAGGAGCATTGGTCACCTTACCTGGATCAATAGCGTTTGTCTTATATACGAGTTTAGGCCATCCTGTAAGCTGTACAGACAGGATCTGCATAGCTACAAGCATATTCACAGCCTTCTGGTTAGGGATAAGGCCCTCAGTATCACCTACGCCGAATATGGACTTCTTGCGGCGTTCCCACTGCATAACTGCTACAGGATACAGACTCAATTGTGTGTCGGTCTCCTTCTTGATGGTAAGGCCAGCTGCCGCCTTGCAGAACATGACCCGACCATCTTCGTTTTTCCAGTAACGAGTAAGGACGGTCACTTTTCCGGCTCCATCTACCTCGACCTTTGCCATGTCATACCCTTGATCCTGCGTCTCTTTGTCTGGCTTGATCTGGTTTACCATTTCTTTGGATAGTCCATTATCCCGTGCATATCGTTTGACGCTATCGACACCCTCACGGCTGCTGATGAGGATGTAGGGTTGTTTCTGCACCCGGCGCTGTTGTGGATTGCCAAAGAATACATTGATCGGGTCCAGCACTTCGCCTTCCATCTCACCTACCCATGGCTCTCTTTTACCGCCCTTTGCCATTCCATCCCAGTAGTAATGCAATATCCCTGTTCCTGTGTTGGCTGCTATATCCAAACATTCCTCGTTCAGTTCGTCCTGCTTGATACGCTCCCAGGTAGCGTCAGAAAAACGGCTGAACAGATCGCCGACACCGTCATCTTCTTGATCTGTGAACTCTTGTGGTGAGAAGATCATCTTTATTTGCTCACTCATGACCGTTGCAACCTTATGCGTCTCGATCATCTTGATGATGTTAAATACCGGACGTGGCAGGTTTTGTGTCCTCGGCCCAGCTGCAGGCCATTGGTCACCGGCTTTAAATCGTTCATACTCGGGCCATTTCTCCAAGAAGCCCATACGCCGCTTGTATGCCAGCCCTTCCTTGTACTGCTTTTCCAGTTCGCCTGCCAGTTTATCGGCGGTT